ATTTTCGGGGCTGCGGTAGTCGATCGTCAGGCGGGGCTTGCTCATCGGTTTGCCTCCGCGCGGCGCGCCAATTCCGCAAGGACCATGTCGCCACTCTTGGCAAAACGGATCTTCACTATGCCTTTGCCGGGGCCGCTTTTGATGCGGTGGCAAGCCTGCGTTCCAATCTGCTCGAAATGCGCGCGCAACTGATCATCCGACCATGTGGCGAGCTTGGCGATATCGTGTCGGGTAAGTTTGGTCATTTCGGTCGCTCCTGTTTCTGTGGCGACCCCGGGGCCGAGCCCCGGGGCCGATGCCTGGGGTCAGCCGGCCTCGACGATCCGTGCCTTCCGGCGCAGCGCCGGCCTCATGAACTTCTTGGCCTTGTCCAGCGCGGCTTGGGCGGCCGCTTCCGAGGCGAAGTGCTGCGCGCGTTCCATGGAGAATTCCCAGATGGTGCCGCGCAGAGGCAGTGTTTCGCCATTGTGCTCGACGGTGACGAGGTAGGTTTTAGCGGTCATTTCGGTTGCTCCCGTTGGCGCCGGCATCTGCCGGTGCGTTTTTTTGTAAACCGGACAGCCTGTCCAGGTCAAGCGTTGTTTTTAACAAAATGTGTAGTTGACGATAGGACAGCGGGTCCAGTAGGTTAGCCGCCGCGCAATGGCGCGCGATGGAGCTATTCCGATGCCGCAGTTGATGATCGACTCCGAAATGGCGCCGCGTGAGTTCGCGGACGCCCTCGAAACGGCCGGCATGACCCAGGTCGAGATGGCGGATTTCCTCGGCGTCGCCGATCGCACGGTGCGGCGCTACCTGACCGGCGACGCCGTGATCCCGGCCTCGACCGCGATCCTGCTGCGGGTGATGCGGCAATGCGATTTGCGTATTTGCGTGTCGGCGGCGTAGGTTACGCCTCTATCCGGCGGGCAGCGCCGGGAAGGGGTACCCGTGCCAACTACCAAGCGATCAATCGATATTCGCAGCCTGTGCCGCGGCTACACGGAAAAGACCGTGCTGATCATGGCCGGCCTTGCCATTGCTGAGACAACGCCGCCGGCGGTGCGCGTGCAGGCGATCGAGGCGATCTGGAATCGAGGCTTCGGCAAAGCCGCGCAGCCAATGACCGGGGAGGGCGGCGAGGGCGATATCCAAGTGGTGATCCGCAACATCATCGAGTCGGTCGATCGGAGGACGGTGACGATCGATCACGACAGCGGCAACGGCGTCGATAAGTTGTCGATTAGTAACGACCCTCGAAGTAATAAATGATCATCGTCTGCCCGTATTGTGGCCGCGGCGATGTTGATGCGCGTGATATCTACGCGGCTTGGTATAAGCGCATGACGGACAAGCTCGAGCGCGGCGGCGAGGCGCACACCGAGGCGCTCGCGGAGATGCTGCGGGTATTGGGCGGCGTGCCGTGGCAACTGAAGTAACAGTGCCCGCGAACGGCTGGGTGCCGCGCCCGCATCAGATGAAGCTCTGGCGTTATCTATACGAGGGCGGCAAGCGCGCGGTTGCGGTGTGGCATCGCCGCGCCGGCAAAGACGAAATATGTTTGCATCATCTGTGCGTCGCCGCGATGCGGCGCGTCGGCAATTACGCCTACGCCTTGCCCGAGTACGCCCACGGCCGCAAGACCATCTGGAACGCCGTCAATCCGCACACCGGCCGCCGCCGCATTGACGAGGCGTTCCCGGTGGCGCTGCGCCGGCAGGTCAATGACCAGGAGATGTTCATCCGACTGCTCAACGGCAGCACTATTCAGATCATCGGCTCGGATCGTTATGATAGTTCGCTAGTGGGCGGCTCGGTGGCGGGGCTGGTATTTTCCGAATATGCGCTCGCCAACCCCAGCGCCTGGGCTTATGCGCGGCCGATCCTCGAGGAGAACAACGGCTGGGTGGTGTTTGTCACCACGCCGCGCGGTCGCAATCACGCCTACAACATCTTCAAGCACGCCGAGCACGCCGACGGCTGGTTCTGCGAGCTGCTGACTGCGCGCGACACCGACGCCATGAGCGAGGCGGAGCTGGACTCCGCGCTGAAAGAGTACCGGGATCTTTACGGCGAGGCCGGCGAGGCGATGTGGCGCCAGGAATTTATGTGTGATTTCACCGCGGCGCTGCTCGGCGCGATCTTCTCGCGGGAGTGCGCCGAGCTGCGCAAGGAAGGTCGGGTGCTGGCGATCGACGCGGTGCCGGGCCTGCCCGTGCACCGCGCCTGGGACTTAGGGATGCGCGACGATACTGCCGTGATTTTTTACCAGACCGCCGGCTCGCAGCTTTACATCCTTGATTGCCTCTCGACCTCGGGCGCCTCGCTGGATTGGTGGCGGGACGAGATCGTGCGGGTGCACGCCGAGCGCGGCTGGCGCCATGGTACTGATTTTGTGCCGCACGACGCCAAGGTGCGCGAGCTTTCGACCGGCCGCACTCGCGTTGAGACCATGGGCGCGCTCGGCCTGCACCCGCAACTGGCGCCCGACGCCACCCTGCAGGACGGCATCAATGCGGTGCGGCGCACGCTCGGGCTCTGCGTGTTTCACCCGAGATGCGAGGACAAGCTGCTGCCGGCGCTGGAGCAGTACCGTCGTGATTGGGACGACGAGAAGAAATGCTTCACCGTCAAGCCGCTGCATGATTGGACCAGCGACCGCGTCGACGCCATGCGTTACCTGTCGCTGGCCTGGAAGCCGCCCACGGCGCGCGTCATCCCCATGCCCCGGCGCGAGGGTTGGCACATCCCGGAGCCGGCGCCGCCGCGCTCGGGCATGCGGCTGTGAGCCGGTCGCGCAGCGCCGGATCGTGCCACCATCCCGGCAGCCAGACGCACAGCGCGCAGTACGGATGGGTTGGCGACGGCACGCAGCCGCTGACGTGCCCGCCGCATTCGCAGCAGTCATATTCGGTTTTTTCGTCGCTCTTTCGGTGCGCTACGTGCTGCGTCATGGGGACTACGCTCCGGGTGGCGCGCGCGGGCGCCGCGTGCGACTATAGGACTGATTTGGTTTTGCAAGGGGTGTGACGCATGGCCGGGCAGCGGTCATCCGACTACCCGTCGTATCCGGCCGATCGCGATCCGCGCCCCTACGCGGCGCCCGGCCCGAGCGACGCGGACATTTCGCATGACGCGCTGGATTATAACCCGGCGGTCGAGCCGCGCCGTTCCGGCGCGTGGCTGAATCTGCTCGAAGAAAGCGAAAAGGCCTTCGAGGACTGGAACCATCACTGCGACCTGATCGACGAGCGCTATGCCTCGCTGTCGCGGCTCTGCGCCGAGACGCGCACCAGAGAGTTTCAGTTGTTCTGGGCGAACTGCGAGGTGCTCAAGCCGGCGATTTACGCCACCGCGCCGGTGCCGGTTGTCGTCACCAAATTTAAGGATAGGAGGCCGGTCTACCAAGCCGCCAGCGAACTGCTCGAGCGCTGCTGCACGGTGGCGTTCGACATCGGCCGCATCCAGGACGCCATGCTGCTCGTCCGCGACGACCTCGCGATGGCGGCGCGGGGCGTCATCTGGGTGCGCTACGAGGGCGCCCGCGGCGCGACGCATTACGGCCACGAGCGGGTTTGCTATGATTTTAAAAACCGCCGCGACTTCCTGCACAGCGTCTCGCGATCGTGGCAGGAAGTGTGGTGGGTTGCTGCCGCGAGTTACCTGACCCGCGATGAGGCGCGCGTGCGCTTCAAGGCGTCGTCTGGTGATTGTTACCAGGACGCCGAGTATAAGGTCGATAAAGACTTGCAGTCGGTCGGCGGCGCCGACAACCGCGAGCGCGCCAAGTTCTGGGAAATCTGGAACAAGAACGAGCGCCGCGTGGTTTGGGTGGCGCAGGGCTGCGAGGACATCCTCGACGAGGACGACCCGCATCTTGAATTACAGAATTTCTTCCCGTGCCCGCAGCCGGCCTACGGCGCCGTGCAGCGCGGCAGCCTCGTGCCTGTTCCTGACGTGCTGCAGTACAAGGACCAGCTCGACGAGATTGACATGCTCACCAGCAAAATACACGCGCTGAGTGACGTGATCGAATGCAAGGGTTTCTATCCGGCCGGCGGCGAGATCGGCGACGCCATCAACCGCGCCGTCAGCGTCAAGACGCCGTCGACGGTGATGGTGCCAATTTCGAATTGGAGCGCCTTTGGCGGTAGCAAGGACGTGGTGATCTGGCTGCCGATCGACATGATCGCGCAAGTGGTGACGACCTTGGTGGACCTGCGCAAACAGGTCATTGAGGATGTTTATCAGATCATGGGTTTGTCGGATATTATGCGCGGCGCCACTGATCCGAAAGAAACGCTCGGCGCCCAGCAGCTCAAGACGCAGTTCGGTTCGACGCGCGTTGAAGATAAGCAGAACGAACTCAAGCGCATTGCCCGCGATCTGGTGGCAATTACCGCCGATATCATTACCGAGAAATTTGATCCAGTTACCATTATCGAGATGTCGCAGACGCAGCTGCCGACGCAGAAGATGCAGCAGGACCAGATCAGGCAAATCCAGCAGCAGATGGCGGCGCAGCAGAAGGCGATCGGGATGCTGTCGCAACTGCCGCAGGCGCAGCAGGCCTTGGCGCAGGACCCGGATAAAGCCGCGCAGATGCAGCAGCAACAGCAGCAGATGAGCCAAGCCGGCAGTAACGCTATCGCGCAGCTTAACGAAACCGCGACGCTGGAGCAGGTGCTGGAGTTTCTCAGCAGCTGCCGGGCGCGGGCGTTTACACTCGACATCGAAACCGACAGCACGATCATTGTTGACGAGAACGCCGAGAAGCAGCGCCACACTGAATTCGTTTCGATGCTCGGGCAGTTGCTGCCGCAGCTTGCGCAGATGGTGATGACGACGCCGCAGGCCTCTGGGTTCGCTGCCTCGGTGCTCAAATTCTCCTGCTCGGCGTTCCGCGGCGGCCGCGAGATGGACGGCGCGATCGACGAGTTTGCCGAACTGATGAAACAGAAGGCCGACCAGCCGCAGGGTGATGATCCGGCGACGGCGGCGACCAAGACGCAGTTGCAGATCGAGCAGATGAAGAACCAGCGACAGGCGCAGAAGGATCAGGCCGATACGCAACTGAAGGCGCAGGAACTGCAGATGCGCGATCAGCACGAGAAGATGAAGATTCAGAGTAACGAGCAGCTCAAGCTGCTGGAGTTGCGCGGCCGTAACGCCGCCGACGAAGCCAAGGCGCAGCAGACTAACCAGAAGGCGATGGCCGAGGGACAGGCGCATCAGGCGGATTTGATCGCGACGGTTGCCAAGGCGCGCGCCGATGAGCAGACCAATGCGCTCAAGCAGCGCGAGCTTGCCGCCCGCACGCAAGCGCATTTGATCAAGGCGGCACAACCGCCCGCGCCACAGGGAAGGCCGTTCTGATGGCGACGCCGGTTGTGACCATCGCTTCCGGCGGTCTCCCCGTCGTCGAAACGCCGCTCGGCAAGCCCGTTTCCGAGGCGGCGAACGGGCGCGGCGTCGCGGTCACCAAGGTCATCGGCAAGCCCGGCCTGCCGGTGGTTTACGTCGCCGCCGCGGGCCCGCTTAAAGGGTCCGGCTGATGCCCACCGCCCCCCTTACAAAGTTCGGCGCCTTAATTGACGAGCTATCGCGCGGCGGCCACAACCTGCAAACCGCGGTGCTCAAGGCGGCCCTGACCAATACGGCGCCGAGCGTTGCGGACACGGTCTGGAGCGCCGCCACCTATCCGCCCCCCGCCGCCGCCAACGGCTACACCGCCGGCGGCAATACGCTCACCACCACCAGCGCCGCGACCTCGGGCGGCGTGTTTACCCTGGTGCTGGCTGACAGCGTCTTTACCGCGACGGCGGGCGGCATCGGGCCGTTTCGCTACGTCGTCGTCTACAATTCCAGCGCCGCTAACAAGCTGGTCGGGTTCGTCGACTACGGCAGCGGCGTGACGCTGCCCGCCGCGGGCGACTTCACCGTCGATTTCGATCCGGTCACGGGGGCGCTCACCATTGCATGACCACATGGGTGCCAGAGCGATGGGACGTTGGTCACTGGGACCAAGCGCACTGGGACGGGCAGCTTGGGCTGAACGTCACGCCGGCTGCCGTATCAATTACCGCCCGGGATGTCGCGCTGCGGGCGACGGCGCGGCTTACGATCGCGCCGGCCGCGATCGCCGTCACCGGTCGATCTGTCCTCCTGGCGACTGCCGCGCGGCTTACGATCGCGCCGCCGGCCGCGGTCGCGGTCACCGGCCAGGATGTCGGGCTGCTGACGGCGTCGGCGCCGGCCGGCCTGACGCTGACCGTGACGCCGCTCGGGGTCGTGCTGACGCCTGGGGAAATCGGCCTTTTCGTTTCGCATCCGGTGCCGCCGTTCGTGCCGCCTCCTGGCGTGCTGACGTTCGGGCAGCGGGTGTTTCTGCGGCGCTGGTAGGCTCCCATGGCCGAGCCTGACCCGGAGGCCCTCGGCGAAGTAGCGGCGCAGGACCGGCTCCTGCCGCCGCCGGACGCCCGGCCTGACCCGCGTTTCTACCAGTGGGCCGGCGTTTCTCACCTGTTCGACCCGGCGACCTACCGGGATTTGCCGCCGCCGAGCATTGCTCCCAATGAGCAAGGCAAGGTGCCGCAATCCGATCCGCGCGTGCTCGGCGGCCTCGCCGACCTGACCAACGTGGCGCAGAACTTCATGCCGCTGGGCGGCTCGGCGGTCGGCGCCGCCAAGGCGGCAGTGCCGCTGCTGGGAGGCCTCGCGCGCGGGGCGGCGCGGGAGGCGCCGGCGGCCGAGAGCGCGTTGGCGCAGGGCATCCGCGCCTATCATTCCTCGCCGCACGATTTCGACAGGTTCGACCTCTCGAAGATCGGCACCGGCGAGGGCGCGCAGGTCTACGGGCACGGCCTGTACTTCGCCGAGAACCCGGCGGTGAGCGGGCAGGGCGGGCAGTATTGGCAGCAGTTTGCACAGCGATTTAAGGGGCCTGAACAGACGGCTGCGCTTCAGCTTAAAAACGCCCAGTTTGACCGAGACGCCGCGGCGCAAAAGCTGGCGGAAAATATTGCGGCGACGAAGGCGGAAATAGAAGCCGGCACGTTTTCCAACGGGCAGAAGATGTCGCCTGAATACCTGACAGATCAGGTTTATCAGATTGCCAAGCAGCGGCAGGCGCTCAAATTACTCCAAAGCGGCCAGCCGGTCGGCCCGCGCACCTACGAGGTGAACATCAAGGCGCGGCCGGAAGAGATGCTGGATTATGACAGGTCATTAAGCGAACAAAGCGGTCATGTAAAATCTACCCTTGGTGGTCTGGGCATTGAAGATACCGGAGGGCAGTCACTTGTTAATTACTTAGCCGAAAAATTTGGCGGTAGTTCAAGATCGTCAAAATCGCTCCGCGACGCCGGCATTCCCGGCATCAAGTATCTCGACCAGGGATCGCGCATATCGTCACCGGGGCAGATCGATATGATACGCCAGAACATCGCGCAGCGGGAAGCATCGCTCGCGAAGAACCCCGGCGACCCGACCGACACTAAATGGCTGGCGGAATATCAGGACATGCTCAGGCGAGCGGAAAATCCGACCCGCAACTATGTCATCTTCGACCCGGATCGCATCGATATCCTGCGCAAGTACGGCATGGTCGGCGCGGCGCCGGCCGCGGCCGGCGCGATGGGCGAATTAGCGCGGCAGGAGCAATAGGCCATGGCCGACCCCGATGCGCTGGGCGAGCTCGCGGCGGTCGATAACCTGCCGCCGGATTTGCTGGTGCCGCCGCGGGCGCGCATTACGATCGGCGGGCCCCGCCCGGACGACGCCACAACCGACTATCGACCGGATGCGTTCGAGGCCGCCGCCGAGGTCGCCCGGCGGCGCTATCCGAACGTGCCGCTTGCGGTTCTGCCTGAGAGCTCCACCGAGGGGCCGCTGCAGGCTGTGACGTCGCTCGGCCGTGGCCTCGCCGCGGCGCCGGGCAACGTCGGCCGCGTCGCCGAGACGGCAATGGGCAGGCTTGCCGATCCTAACTTCTACGCGACGCAGCCGCCGCCGGCGGTTACGTCAGGCGGCATGCAGGCGCCGCCCTATGTGGCGCCCGGCCAGGGCTCGCTGGCAGCCCGTATTGGCGGCACGATCATCGGGGCGCCGCTCAAGGCGACGATCGACCGCGTGATGCTGCCGGGCAAGGCGATCTCCGGCGAGTTCAATCCCTTCGAGCAGGACAGCGAGGCCGCGGACTGGGCGGCCGAGACCGCCATGGGCATGATTGCCCGCGGCGTGAGCGGCGGGGCGCCGGCGGGCGCGCTCGGCGCGACCGGCGGCAAGATTGTCATTCCCGGCAAGGGTATTCAGCCGACGCAGCTTGGTGAGCTTGCGGCGCTGCCGTCAGCGGTGCCGATCCCGGCCGGCGACCTGCGGGTGTCCACGCGCTTTCCGACCGCGGTGGCGAAGGCGCAAGACCCGCTCGCCGAGCATCTTTCGATCGGGCTGCCGGAAATGCAGGCGTCGCCGGGCTACGCCAAGAATATCAGCCTGCTCGACAGCTATCCCGGGTTTGCGCACCTCCAGGGCATGAGCACGGACGAAGCCGCGCGCGCCTATATCCGGCAGGCGGCCGGCAACTTGGATTACCTGTATCGCCGATCGCCGGAAATCATGCAGCAGCGTTCGCCGCTCTGGTACGAGGGCGCGCACGAAGTTGCCGATGCCTTCGCGCGGCGCTGGGGCGTGCCGCGGCAGTCGGTGTCCGCCGTGCTGGCCTCGCTCTCACCACAAATGGACTGGTTCAAGAACGCCTCGCTCGGCGAGCGGGTCGGCGACCTCATGACCAGTGCCGCCGCCGGCCGGCCCATGACGTCGGAAATGGGGGCGATGGCGAGGTCGGATAAGATGCTGCCGCTGTTGTCCGGCGAACGTACCGGGACGAAGAACCGGGAGGCGCTGGCCGCCATCACCGGTAAGAGTTTCGACCAGCTTACTGATCCGCTTGAACAGGCGTTATGGCTTCGATTGTATGATGAAGCGCACAATTCACGGGCTTATCGTACAATTACGCCGGAAGGTAATTTCGGTAATTTTGTCGTCGGCAAGAGCGGCGAGCCTAAAGATGTAGGCTGGGGCGGGCTCGATTCCATCAGGAAGGCTATTCAATCCATGCGCAGCGGCGGCGATATCAACGTTATTTCGCCGCTGCTCGGCCGCGAGCACAAGGTTCGCAGTTTCTATAACAATATCGAGGTGCCCAACTATCCGCACTACGGCGATGTTACTGCCGATACCCATCAAGTGGCGGCGGCGCAGATGCGGCCGTTGTCCACCGCGTCGCCCGCGGTCGAGCATAACCTGTCGGGTGGCGCTGGCGGCTCTGGCTCCGATATTACCGGCGTGCGGGGTACCTACGGCCTGACCGCGGATGCGACCAGGATGATGGCGGCCGGGCGCGGTCTGGTCCCCCGCGCCGGGCAGTCGGCAACCTGGGAGCCGGTGCGGGAATTATTTGGCGCGACGTGGAAAACACCTGAAAATGCTTTTAAGGTGGATGAAATCTGGAGGGCGTTCGACCGTGGCGAAATCAGCATCGACCAAGCGCGCGACGCCATCTTCCACACTGCGGGCGGCATTGGAACGCCTAGCTGGGGAGAGCGAGGTCTTGCGGTACTGCCTCCAGCGCGGGGATCGACCTACCGCTGATGATTACATTGGTCTGCAATGGTGGGGCACGCCGCCGGCAGAAGAAGAGATGGATAGTTTAGATACTGAGATAATCGCGTTGTTGCGTGCGTGGGACGCTGCTGAACATAAGGGGTCTAGACATGGCGCAAAATCCGCTGACGGTCACGCCGACTAATCCGACACCGCCGACAAATTTCAGTTTCCTCGGCACGACGCCGCCGACCTCGCCCTCGCAGGCCGCGGTCGACGACGGCACGGCGGCCTCCGGCCTTGTTTTCGCCGCCAAACTCGCCTCGGCCGATAATGCCAACTTCCCGAGCCTCGACGCCGAGGGCAAGGGCACCGAGGTCGCCGTGACGCAGAGTTACAGCGCCAGCGTCTACAATCCGGCGGGGCCGCTGGTCACGGTGAGCACTGGTCCGGTGCAGACTGCGGCGACGATCGCGGCCGGCCCGAATGCCACGCATGCCTCGAGCCTGTCGCCGGCAGCCAACGCGACGCTGACGTCGATCACGCCGACGACTGCGGCCTCGGGCGCCAGCGGCACCGTCGCGCTCACGGCGGTGACCGGAACCGGCTTTACCAAGCAAAGCGTGGTCTATGCCAACGGCGTGGCGGCGCCGACTGTGTTTGTTAGTTCAACCACGCTCACCGCGACCATTCCGAAAAAGACCTCGGCGGGGCCGTGGAATGTCACGGTCGTCACTGGTGGTGTAGTCACGACCGCACCGCAGGTCTTTACGTGGACATGACTTTAAAGGAGCGCGCGCGCGATGCCCACCAATCCGTTCAAGTCGCTGAACGAGCCGGAAGACGTTTCGCTGCCGCAGCGTAATGTCGAATCGATCAACGAGCCGACGCCGACGCCGCCGCCGGATATCCGGCCGGAGCTGGATTTTCTGGAGCCGGGCAGCTGCATGATCGGCGATGCCGACTTCACGCTGTTCGTTCACGGCACAAACTTCTTCCCCGGCTCGATCATTCACTTCGCTGGCCATGACGAGCCGTCTACGTTCAATGTCGACGGTACGCTCTCGACCGGCGTCAAGCCGTCACTGTGGGCTTCGCCGGTCGTTGTCGAGGTCAAGGTGCGCAACGGCTCGCTGACCTCGGCGCCGCTGCCGTTCGAGTTTCTCGCGGCTTAACGCGCGTGCGTGGAACACTGCCGATGCGGTACTGGTTACCTCGCGGGCAGCGCGAAGGTAAAGGAGCCGAAGACATGTCGACCAAGCACACCGAGCACGAGCGTGAGCGTGAGCATGGTGAAAAGCCGGCCCGGCCGCAGCCGTCCTCTGCCGCCGACGCCGCACGTAAATTCCACGAGCAGCAGGACGCCCAGCACAAGGCCGAGCGCGAACGTAACGAAAAGGCGCAGGGCGCCGCCAATACCCGGATCGACCGCGGCAAAATCGATGCTATGGTACGGGCCGGCTACGAGAATATCGATCAGCCCGGCCTTGACCCCCATAACATGCCGGGCAACGTGCTGGACGTGAAGGCGGGCGAGCGGCCCGCGCATAAGTCGACGCTGGACCTTGAGGACATTACCGGCAACCCCGGGCACCGCGGCGTGACGCCTTATGCGCCGGCTACTTCGATCAACCGCGCGGTCGGCATGGACGGCGTCGTATCGCTCAATGAGCCGCCGGATGTCGAGCAGCCGCAGCCGCGGGGCTCGGTCGGGGCGGAGGCAGAAGCGCAGAGGCAGCATCAGCATGCGGCGGACGAGGCACGCGAGCGGAACAAGGCGCATGCGCAGCAAAGGTAAGGATTAAACACTAACCGATCGCCGGGCGGGCAGCGTCCGGCGATCGGCAGGCGGCAAGGGGTCGACATGGACTTGGTGGAAGTCGCGCCAAATCGCTGGCGCGTGGCAAAACCATATAGTGTGACGCCGCCGGCGCGCTCGGCGCTGCCGAGCCCGCATGTCATTTCCGACGCGATGCCGGCGACCGAGCAGGTCGACGGGCATTTCTACGAGTCCAAAAGCGCGTTCCGCGCGGTCGGCCGCGCCCTCGGATTGACCGAGGTCGGCACCGAGAAACCCAGACTGAAAACCAGCCGCGTCTCTGCTTCCGCAGATACCAAGCGCGCGCGCCGTGACGCCATCGTGAAGGTCGTCGCGCAGCACCGCGCCGGGCGCCGGCCCATCATGCAAGAGGCACCGCAATGAGTGATGTCGGCATCGCGCCTGCCCCCGCGCCCTCTGCGCCTGCACCACAAGCGCCTGCGCCGCAGGCGCCGCCGCGGATCACGAACGAGGTGGTGATCGACCAGAACCCGGCAAACCCTCCTGCCCCCGTGGGTTCGCAGGCGCCACCGAGCCCGCAGGCGCGCGCCGAGAGCCGGCGGGAAGCGATCCAGAAGTCCTTCACCAAGTCGCGCGAGGGCAAAGCATTCCCTGAAGCCCAGGCCAAGCCCGGCCATAACCGCCCGCCCGAGCCGCTTGCTGCGGCAGTGCCGGCGCCATCACCCAAAGAAAAGACGCCGCCGCCGGCCGGCGGCATCGACCTTCGCCGGCCGCCCTCGGCTGGTCTCGCATCTCCTCCTGCGCGAGGCGAGCACGGCCACTTCGCTCCCCGCGCCGATCGCGCGCAGCGGCCGGCGCAGCAGGCGCCGCAGGGTCAGCAACTCCCCGCCAATGACCCTTACCGCGCGCCGCTCGCGCGCATGAGCCAAGCATCTAAAGCCGAGTGGCACGCGGCGCCGGCCCATGTTCGCGCCGAAGTGCATCGCATGCATAGAGAGTTCAGCGCCTTCCATCAGCAGGCGCGGCAACTGCATGAGGCGTTCAAGCCGCTGCAGCCGTACTACGATCTAGCGCGCTCGCAGGGTACTTCGCTCGATCGCGCGCTGAACAACTATGTCAGCATGGAAAACAAGCTGCGCGCCGATCCGATCGGCGGGCTGGATGTGCTCGTTCGCAACATGAACCTGCGCACGGCGGACGGGCAGCAGATAACGCTGGCGGACATTTCGCACTACGTGCTCTCGCGCACGCCCGAGCAGCACGCGCAGATGCAGACGCAGAACCTGACCAGCGCGCATAATTCCCACATCAATCAGCTAACGCAGCAGATATCCCAACTCGCCGGCGTTGTGCAGCACATGCAGGCCCGGCAGCAATATCGCAACCAGTACCGTCAGATGAAAAGGGGGGTCGACCGGTTCGCCGCCACCCACCCGCGGATAGACGAGCCTGGGTTCGGCGATATCGTCGTGCAGGAATTGCGCGCCGGGCATCAACTCGATCGTGCCTACGCCCGCGCCAACCTCCTGCGCCCTCCCGGTCGAACTGCTCCAGCGGCTCAGACCCGCGCCCCAGCGGCTCAGACCCGCGCCCCCGACCGATCGATTTCCGGTTCGCCAGCCGGCGCCCCGGCCACGTTTGATGTCCGCACGCCGCGCCGCGCCGGGCAGCCCCCCTCACGCCGCGACATCATCGCCCACGCCGTACGGCGGGCGAGCGGGTCGCTGTAATTCTGGAGCAAGACGACGATGCCAAATATCACTACGAATGCTGCCTATCAGCAGATTCTCTCGATGACGCTCGAGGAGCGATCGAAAGACTACCAGGACTTGGTTAGTAACAATAATGCGCTGCTCGCGGTGCTGCGGCGTAAAGGCCTGTGGCAGACCTATCACGGGCCGCTGATCCGGCAGACGCTGCAAATCGGCAAGCAGAGTGCGCAGTGGTATTCTGGCTACGATCAGCTACTTAACCCGGCGATCGATCTATTCAATGACGCGTTCTTTTCACCAAAGTTCGTCGTCGTGCCGATCGTTCTCAGCATGCAGGAAATCCTGAACAACCAGGGCGAAGGCCAGTTGATCGATGTGCTGGACGCATACGTCGACGCCGCGGAGAGAGCCCTCGAAGATACCATGGACGCCGGTATCTATTCGGATGGCACGGCAAACGGCGGCAAACAGATCACTGGACTTGCGACCGCCGTGCCGATCGTCAACACCTCCGGCGTCTACGGCGGCATCGATCGCGCCACCGCTACGATATGGCGGACGCAGACCTTCGACGCCAACAGCTATAACGCTTCGATTGGTACGCAGGTTAACTCGACCACGATCCGGCCGCTGCTCAACGCCATCATGACCAAACAAAGCCGCGGACGTGATTTTGCGGACTTGTTGCTGATGTCGCCGGAGCATTACGCGGCTTATGACGCCGCCACTGTCGCAATCCAGCGCCAGACCAACGAAACCAGCATGGGCAAGCTCGGCTTCTCGGCGCTGGAATATATCGGCGGCGGCAAGCGGGCAGAGATCGTGCTCGACGGCGGCATCGGCTCGAACTGCCCGGCAAATACAACTTTCGGGCTTAACACCGACAGCCTGCGGCTGCGTTATCACCCGAACAGAAACTTCGACAAGCTGTTCGACGGCGACGGCCAGATGCCGATCGACAAGGACGCGATCGCGCAGTTCATCGGCTGGGCCGGCGAGCTGACCATGGTCAACCCCTTGTATAATTGGCGACTATATGACAGTAACCCCGCTGCGTAATTGGGTTACTTGACATAGCTGATGCACTAAGCTCCTCTTTAGTTGGCGACAAACCAATCGAGGAGGAGCTCCGATGAAACGAGAACTGCCGTCGCAAGAGTATCTGCGCATGCTTCTGGATTACGACCATCTGAGCGGTGTCCTGCGCTGGAAAAAGCGAGATGTTTCGCTGTTTAAGAGTGGGGGGCACACCGCTGAGCACACCTGCAATAGATGGAACTCCCATATGGCCGATCAGGAGGCTTTGGCCGCCGTCAAAGGCGACGGTTACAGGCACGGAGCCATTGACGGCGTTCACTACGCTTCGCACCGCGTCATCTGGAAATGGATGACTGGCGTCGAGCCCGACGAGGTCGACCATATCGATGGCGACCGAAAGAACAACAAATGGGCCAACCTTAGATCGGTCCCGCGAGCGGTAAACGGCCGCAACCTTGCAAGAGCCAAGGACAATACAAGTGGAACTACCGGCGTTCGCTACGTCGCAAGAGACGCCACGTGGCAAGCCTACATCATGCGGGGCCGAACATTCATAAACCTCGGCTCCTACAAGAACATCGAGGATGCCGTTCGCGCTCGTAAGCAAGCGGAAAAGGAATACGGCTTCCACGCCAACCACGGCCGCGAGGCCATAACCGAGGACTCAAATCCGGCGGCGTAATAACAATTCGCCTACGCGGCCGGCCGCGGAGAGGTCGTTACTTGCCACCGCACTGCCTCGGGTAACGACCTCGAAGCAGCGTAACATTCCCGGCGTCCCAGACACGCGCCGGGGTCACGGCCGGCCGGCGCGGAGGCTACCGCGCCGGCTGACACCTGAAACAAGGGAACGATAATGCCGCAGCTAATCAGAAACCCGGATGACGTTTTGATCGCGCTGTTCAAGAACGGCTCGGTGATCAACGAGGACAAGAGCGCCAAGGCCGGCCGGCCAATTCACGACGACCGCGAAATCTGCGAAATCCGCGTGCCCGGCTCGCGTGACGTGAAAATCGTTCCCGCTCACGAGCTTTGCACGGAGAAGATACGAGACCCATACACCGGCGAGGAACGCTCGGTCACCTACGCCGAGCGGTTCTCGCGGCAGTATGCGCAATTCAAGGCGCATGCCGACCAGACCCGCACCGGCACGCCGCTGGATTACGTGCCTTTCCTCACCGAGGCCAAGCGCGTCGAGCTGCGCGGCTTCAACATCTACACCGTCGAGGCGCTGGCGCACATCGACGGCCAGGAGCTGAAGAACCTCGGGCCGTACGGCCGCGAGTACAAGAACCAAGCCGAAGCCTATATGGAGAACGCCAAGCGCGGCGCCCCGGCGATCGAGGCGCAAGCGGAGCTTGACGCGCTGCGGGCGCGCAACATGGCGCTCGAGGAGGACAACGCCGCGCTCCAGCGCAAGGCGCAGGCCGAGGCGAAGGACGGCAACTTCGAGAGCATGAGCATCGAGCAGTTGCGTGACTACATCACGACGCATTCCGGCCACGCACCGCACGGGTCGCTGTCGCTGAAAGTACTGCAGCGCATGGCGAAGGAAATACCCGCGCACCAGCCCGAGGCGGCCTGACCGATGTCGCTCCTCAGTGTTGTGCAGGATGTTTGTCAGGTGGTCGGCGTCGAGCGCGTGACCACCGTGTTCGGCAACATCAATAACCAGCGCACGCAGCAGGAGCTACTGACCCACGCCAACGAATGCGCGCAGCGGCTCGCCCGCGACACCCGCGACTGGTCGGCGCTGGTCAAGACCGCGACCGTGACCGGCGACGGCGTCGCCGAGAGCTTCGCCTTGCCTAATGACTTCCTGCGGCTGCTGCTCGACAGCAACGTCTGGACCTCGCGCTCGACCTTCATCCCGCTGGTGTACATCAACGGCTACGACGAGTGGCTGCGCCGCAAGGCGTCGGGCTATTGGGACAGCCGCGGCGCCTACATCCTGCTCGGGGGCCGTATCTACATCAATCCGATCCTGGCGGCGGGCGCCACCGCGACGTTTGCCTACCTGTCCAATCAGATCATCAACATCGCCGCGACTGGACTGACTAACACGCAGTTCACCGCCGACGACGACACCTTCGTGCTCGACGAGCGGCTGCTCAAGCTGTTGCTGACCTGGGTCTGGAAAGAGAGCAAAGGGTCGCCCTACGCCGAGGCGATGGGGACATATTCCGACGCGCTCTGGTCGGTCGCCGGCCGCGACCAGCCGGCGCCGATCCTGATTGGCGGCAGGACTGCGTCGAGCACCTATCCGGTGACGGCCTATCCCTGGGCGCTGCCAACGCCATGACCGCATACGCCGCCTTCCGTCGCCAGCCGGTCCAGCAGGGCTACGCTAACACCTTGCAGACGGTGACGCTGCCGGCGCCGACGCGCGGGCTGGTGCAGAACGAAAACCAAGCCTTCATGACGCCCGGCGGGGCGCTGGTCCAGGACAACTGGGTGTCGACGCTGCGCGGCGTCAAGGTCCGCGGCGGCACCCGCGTTTGGTGCGACCTGCACGGCCTCGACGCCTGGGACGAGGGTGAGTGGGATATTTCCGAGTGGGACGCCCCGGTGCCGCCGCTGTCGTCGCCGCTGCGGTATCCGATCGTGTCGGCCTTCGAATACGTCTCTGGCGACAACATCCACCAGATGTTCGCCGGCCAGCCGGCAACTCTCTGGAATGTTTCATCGCAGTTGCCGACCGTCGCCAAGAGCGGCCAGAGCAGCGGCAATTACGCCGCCACCCAACTCACCAATATGAGCGGCAATCATCTTATTGCCGTCAACGACGCCGGCGACGCGCCGCTGCATTACGATGGCACGACCTGGACTGCGTTCGACGCCGATCAGATCACCGGCCCCGCCGGCAGCGACGTCGCGCATGGCAAGAACCTGACCTACGTGTGGAAGTACCGCAATCGATTGTTCTTCATCGAGGGCGGCACGATGAATGCCTATTACCTCGGTATTGACTCGTACCAGGGCGCGCTCGGGCTGATCCCGCTCGGCGGCAGCGCCCCGCGCGGCGGCAGCCTGCTGTTCGGCGCGACATGGAGCGGCGATACCGGCTCGGGCACCGACGACAAGTGCGTGTTTGTTACTACAGAAGGCGATCTGATAATCTTCAGCGGCAACAACCCGGGAGACCCGACCGGCTGGCAGCAGCAGGGCGTCTACTCGATCGGCCGGCCGATGGGGATGAACGCGCACATGCCGATCGGCGGCGACGTCCTGATCATGACGGTGGACGGCATCGTGCCGTTGGGTCAGGCGATTACCAAGGACGCCGGCACGCTGGACTTGGCGCTGATCACCAACCCGATACGATCAATGTGGCGGCAGGAGGTGGCGCTGAAATCCGACCTGCCCTGGACGATGAAACGCTGGGATGACTACGGCGCCATCTTCGTCACTTGGCCGGGAGGCCTGGAGGGACAGCGTTACTGCGCGGTGATGAACAACGCCACCGCCGCATGGTGCCGCTTCGTCGGTTATGACGCGCGCTGCTTCATCAAGATGCGTGATCTGCTGTACTACGGCACTTCGGACGGGCGGATCATCCAATGCGAGATCGGCGGCTCCGATAGCGGTATGCCCTATGTCGCGACCCTGGTCGGCGGCTGGGAAACGTTCCAGGCGCCATCTGCGCAGAATGTCTGGCACCAGTCTCGCGCGATTTTTGCTGCACCAACGGCGCAGCCGTTCATGCCGCAGTTGAATGCCGCGATCGATTACGTCGTGACGATCCCGCCGCCGCCGTTCGCGGGCCCGGACCCCGGCATTCGCGAAGTGTGGGATGAGGCGCTCTGGGATGCCGGGCACTGGGACCAGCCGACGCCCGCGGTGCCGCCGGTTCGCAACACGCATTGGGTGTCAATTGGCAAGACCGGATTTTCGCACGCGCCGGTGACGCAGGTCACCATCGCGCAGCAGGCGGCGCCGCAAATCGAACTTCTGGCGATCGGCGCGACCTTCGGGCGCGCCGGCATCAACGTATAGGAGCCGCCATCATGTCGTTGCAGAGCCGCGAGGATATCATCCGCGAATTGATGCGGCAGTACTACGGCGGCGACCCCAACGCGCAGTTTGGCCCGGGCGATGGCGGCGGCGCGCCGGGCGGCGCTCCCGGCGGCGCACCGGGCGGCGGCCTGACTTTCGGCGGGTTCGACACCACCCTGACCGGCGATCCTTACACCGGCGGCTACGGCAATCTGGGGGGCGGCCCGTACTCCGGCGTGAACTCGCCATCTGACCTGGGGGCGCCGAACACCGGCGCGCCGACCGGGTCCGGCTTTAGCGGCACATCCGCGCCGGGAGGCAGCGCCCCCGGCGGCGGCGCGCCGTCCGGGTCCGGCACATCCGCGCCGGGAGGCAGTTCCCCAAGCGCAGGCGGCGGCATCCCTGGCGCCGTCAGCCTCGGCTCGACCACTTACGGCGGACAGGCGCCGGCGCAAGGGGCCATCAACACCGAAGCCCTCACCGGCGCGCCGCCGGTCGGCGACATGCCGGGCAACTTCCCTGGGGTCGACTTTACCTCGCCCAACATGGGCGACTTCCCCGGCCTCGGCTTTAGTTCGCCGTCGCCGTCGCCCGAGGGCGTGCCCGGCACCCAGGGCGGCATGCTGACGGGCAGCGTGCTGTCCGGGTTTGAGAACGCGCCGTCGCAGGGATATCCCGCCTCCGGCGTTCCCGGGATGGGCATGAGCGTCAACACTGAGTCCAAAGGCGATCGATCCGACCTGAACTTGGATGCTCTGCCCGAGGATATCGCCAATGCCTACGCGATGGTCGACGCCCCCGTCGACAGCTACGGCTTCTCCTTCGATGACGCCCCCGAGGGCGGCTACGGCAGCTTCGGTGACAGCGCCCCCGCGGGCGGCGGCTACGGCGAAGGCGGCTATGGCGAAGGCGGCTATGGCGGGGAAGGCCCCAGCGGCGGCGAGGGCGGCTATGGCGGCGAGGGCGACGGCGCCGGCGGCGCCTCCGGCGGTGGCGACGCCTCCGGCGGCGGCGAGGGTGCAGGCGGCGGCGAGGGTGGTGGCGGCGGCAGTGGCGGCGGCGAGGGCGCGGGCGGCGGCGAGGGTGGTGGCGGCGGCGGCGGCAGTGGCGGCGGCGGCGGCAGTGGCGGCGGCGCAGGCGGCGGCGAGGGTGCAGGCGGCGGCGAGGGTGCAGGCGGCGGCGAGGGTGCAGGCGGCGGCGAGGGTGACGGCGGCGGCGGCGAGGGTGGCGGCGGCGACGATGACGACGGCGGCGACGACGAGTAAGCCATGACCCTCATCAGCAGCGTCGATAACGAGCAATTCTCGCTGTTCCCGGCGGCGGCGGCGTCGCGGCCGGCTGCTGCGCCGGCGCCGGCGGTTGTCGTGGTCGACAACGTGCTGCGCGAGCCCAAGCGCGCGGCGCTGCTAACGTTCCTGCAAGACCCCGGCTGGAAATTCGGGTGGAAGAGTTCGCGCAAGCGCGATTTATTCAGCTTCTGGCACAAGCATTTCGCCGGCCATCGCAACGCCAGCAACGAGGAACCCTACGCCTGCGCCGATGAGCTACTCAAGAACGCGCCGCTGGTGTTCGAGCTTTGGTTGAATCTTTCGCAGAGCGTATTCCGCGGCCACACCCTGATGCGCGCCTACGCCAACGCCCACGCCTACGGCGGTGAGGGCGCCATCCATACCGACTCCAAGAAGCCTAACGCCCGCACCGCGGTATACTACCCGCACGCGGCTTGGCTACCGGATTGGGGCGGCGAGACGGTGCTCTTCAACTACGACCAGACCGACATTATTAGTTCGATCTATCCGAAACCAAATCGTCTGGTGTCGTTTCCGAGCGGTCTGCCGCATGTCGCTCGCGGCGTGTCGCGCTCGTGTCCCGAGCTTCGCATCGTCCTCGCCTTCAAGACGCTCAAGGAGGCGAGCGAATGATCCGGCCGGAGCACCAGGATTTTCTGCTCAACCGCCTCGGCGCGCTCCGGGTCAAGCACAGCGGCCGCTCGCTGTACGATCACCTGCGCGGTACCCACACCCTGCTCAAGCTCTGGGGCAACAGCGACACGATCTGCAATGCCGGGCTGTTCCATAGCATCTACGGCACCAACAAGTTCCGCCGGAAATGCTGGCCGCTGGACGACCGCGGCACGATCGCCGGGCTGATCGGCATCCTGTCGGAAGAGCTTGTCTACCGCTTCTGCACGTCCGACCGGCCGCGGGTATTTGTCCCCGCGGACCCGGGGAAAGACAACGCCATCTGGAGGTCACTTCGCGAAATCGAAATGGCGAACCTGATCGAGCAGAACTCGCGCTCGCGCTGGCTGCCGATCATGGCGGCGGTCGGCGTCAGCAAAGGGGCGCGCGAGAGCCTGGAGCAGACGCCATGCGCTACCTGATCGGGCATAACGATGTGGTCGCGAGGTTCGTGGCGGCGCATATTCCGGGATGTTCCCGCGGCTTCGGCGCCAAGATTATGACGCTGGGTGTGATCGACGGAGAGCGCCTGATCGGCGGGCTGGTGTATCACAACTATGACCCCGAGGCGGCGACCATCGAGATTTCCGGCGCCGCCATCGATCCGCGCTGGCTGACGCGCACGACGCTGCGGCTGATGCACGTTTACCCGTTCGTTGATGCGCGATGCCAGATGGTCGTGATGCGCGTGTCGGCAGACAACACGCGGCTGTTACGTCAGCTAAAGGCGCTTGGGTACAAGCGCGTCACCGTGGAACGATTATTTGGCCGCGACCGTGACGGCGTCGTGGCGACGCTCACCGATGACGTCTGGAAATCCCGGCGCATCCATCAGCGCGTGGGCCTGATGCAACACCAAGAGGCAGCCTGATGGCGTACGGCAACACTCCCGGCAATGGGCGCGACGCGATCACACAGGCACTGATGCGGATTGCCTCCCCGCCACCGCAGGCGCCGCCGCTAGCGGCAATGCCACAGCCGGCTATGCCGGCGCTCGGCGCGCCGCCGGCCGCAGCAACGCCGCCGCCCGGCATGCCGGGCATGGCCGGCGCGCCAGCCATGGCCGGCGCGCCAGCTATGGGCGGCATGACGCCACAGGCCGGGCCGATGAGCGGCGGCGGCTTCCCGGCGCCGATGGGACCGCCGCGGCTGCCAAATCCGCCGATGCCTGGGCAACCGCAGTACTGATAGGAGATTTCCATGGGTAAACCGACCGCACCCGACCCGCCGAACCCATACGCGACGGCCGCCGCCGCCACCGGGACCAATGTCTCGACCGCGATCGCCAACGCCAATCTGAGCAACGTCAATCAAGTAACGCCGCAGGGAAACATAACCTACGACCAGACCGGGAACTACAACTTCACCGACCCGACGACGCAGCAGACCTTCGACATCCCGAAGTTCACCGTCACCCAGTCGCTGTCGCCGATCGGGCAGCAGACGCTGGACCAGAGCAATCAGGCGAAACTAAACCTCGCGAGCCTCGGCAACATGTCGAGCGCGCAGTTGCAGCAACTGCTCGGCAGCGGCATCAATCTGTCCAACCTGCCGGCGGCGGGCGACCCGAGCCAACTCGCCGCGAACGGGCCGACTTCATATCTCCTCAACTGGGATCCTAACTACCAGCAGCAACGCACCTTCGACGACGCCGGCGCCCTCACCCGCGACTATGACACTTCGCAGGGCACGCAGCAGCGCGCCAGCGTCGAGAACGCGCTGTTCCAGCGCGTCCAGCCGCAGAACGATCGCGACCGCGCCAATCTGGAATCCAGGCTGGCTGATCAGGGCATCAAGTACGGCTCACCGGCGTTCCAGGCCGCGATGGACAACTACAACCGCGGCATCAATGATCAGCGGCTCGCAATTACGGCGCAAGGCGGCCAGGAGCAGAAACTACAGGATGATCTCGCGGCGCAGCGCGCCGGCTTTCAGAACTCGGCCCAGCAGCAGGCCTATCAGCAGGCGCTCGGCCGCGGCAACTTCGCTAACACCGCGCAAACCAACGCCTTCCAGCAGGCGGCATCGAGGGCCCAACTCTGGAATGCCGCCGACGTGCAGCGGCAGTCCGAAGCCGCAACGCTGTTCAATGCACAACAAACCGCCCGCGCGCAGGCGTTGTCCGAGCAGTATTCCCTGCGCAATCAACCGATCAATGAGATTACTGCGCTGCTGAGCCAGTCGCAGGTGTCGAACCCGACTGCGACCAATGTTGCGCAGAATAAAATTCCGACGACTGACGTAGCCGGACTGATAAACAATAACTTCAGTCAGTCACTCGACGCCTACAAACAGCAGAGCACCAACTATAACCAAATTGTCGGCGGGCTGTTCTCGGCGATCGGCAGCATCGGCGGCGCCGCCTACGGCGCCACCAAGTCGGACGTGCGCTCGAAGGAGAACATCCACAAGGTCGGCTCGGTGTTCGCGGCCGAGCCGCAGAAGCTCGCCGAGCCCGAGAGCAAGGCCGAGGACCGCGGCGAGACTTCAGAACTGCCGATCTACACGTACAGCTATAAGGACGATCCGGCCTCGATCAGACACCTCGGCCCGATGGCGCAGGATGTCGAGAAGATCGACCCCCGCGCCGTCCTGCACGACCGGCAGGGCACCAAATACATCGATAACCGCCGCATGGGCGGCCTACTGAAGGCAGCATGACATGGGCCTCTATGACTTCCTTGCCGATGCGCCCGCTGGCTCGCCGTTGAGTTACGAGGGATTGCAATCCCGCCGTAAAATTGCCGAGGCGCTGGCGGCCCAACAGGGCCGCCGCGGATATCCGCAAACCGTTGGCGAGGGCATTGCCTCGATCGGCACCTCGGTCGCCGACGCCATGCGGATGGCCAAGCTCGACGCGCAGGACAAGGAATTTCAGGACGCGGCGCAGAAACGCACGGAGGACGCCTACCAGAACAACCGGCCCCCCGGCGCGGCCGGCATGCTCACGAGCGACGCCGACACGGGCGCCGGGCCACCCGCAGCGCCATCCTCACGCCCGCCGGTTGATTACCCCGCGCTGGCGATGAACTCCGCGATGACGCCTCATTCGGTCGTGGATGGGCCCTACCCATCCTCGATGGATGTCGGCGCCAATGGCGCGCCGTTGCCGGCGCCGCCTGTCGTCGCGCAAGGCGGCGACGAGGCGGTAACCCCGCCGGCGCCGACCCCGGCGCAACTCCAGAATGGGCGCGACCGGCTGGCACAGGCGCTGCTGGCGGGCAAGACCCAGGCCGCCCCGATGCCCGGCTTCCTTCCTGCCCCGCCTGCCCCGGCACCCGCAGGAGGCGGGGCGCCGCTCCCTTTCGCGGGCGCGGGCCGGCCGCCGATCCCCGCTTCCGCTACTGACGCCGGCACGCCGCCGGTCACCGTGCCGGACAGCATGCGGGCGCCGGCCAGAACCTACCGCGCCGACCCCTACGACCAGCACCAGCCGCTGCCAAAACCGCCCCAGCTAGAGCCGCCGGGACGGCAGGAATGGAACGCCCTGAAGATGATCGCGTCCAATCCGAACGACCCCTACAACGTGAGGCGCTGGCAACCGATCGCCGAGGCCTGGGCGGCGCAGCGGCAGAAGAACTTTGAAATAGCAACCGATCTCTACAAGAAGCAGGTCGACGACGTCATCGGCAGCCGCAAGGAAGAGCGCGCCGCCTTCCGCGGCCAGCGCGAAGCAGACCTCAAGTATGACATCGAAAAAGGAAAACTGCCGCAAGACCGTCTGCCGGCGCCCGCGGGCCCCGACCCGCTCGCCAACACGCCGCAAAGCCGGCAACGCAGCGGCGTGCCGAGCCTGCCGCCGACCCCCATCGGCGTCAGTCCTGACGCGTGGCGAGCGGCGCAAGTGCCGCAGCTCAAGGCCGACATGGAGACAGCGGACAAGGCCGAGGCTGACGTTCCGCAGGCGCTCGACGTGCTGCAGCAAATCCGCAGTCATCCCGGCCGCGACGCCGCGATCGGGTTTTTCGGTTCCGCCATGCAGGGCGTGCGCGGCACCGACGCCAAAGGGTTCGCCGAGCTGGTCAATCAGGCCAATGGCGGCGCCTTCCTGCGCGCCTACCAGTCACTGCGCGGCACCGGCGCTATCAGCAACCCCGAGGGCCAGAAAGCCGAGGCCGCCATCGCGCGCCTGTCCACCGCGCAGAACAGGCGCGACTTCGACAAGGCGCTGGATGATTTCGACAACGTTATGCGCCGCGGGCTCGAGACGGCGCAGCGCAAGGTCAACCGTCCGGTCACGGCCTACCGTCCTCCGGGCGACAACACGCAAACCGCGCCCGATGTCGGATCGATCGGCATATGGCGCGGCAAGCCGCAGGAATACATCGGCGGCAACCCCCGCATGGACAGCAGCTACCGGCCGGTGCAGCAGTGACCGAACTCACCTCATTCGATGCGCTCTACGGCGACGGCGACGCCCGCAAGCCCGACCCGGCACAAGCCACCGGCGGCACCAGCGCCTTGCCGTCATTTGACGCGCAGTATGGCGAACCCGCCGCAAGCGAACCGCCGCCGGCTCCCGAGGGCCTTGATTGGGCGGATATCGGCAAAGGCGCCGCCGGCGGCCTCGGCCGCGGCGTCGCCGGCGCCGTGGGGCTGCCGGGCACCATAGGAGACGTAACACGAGCCGGGCTGCGCTATGCCGGCGTGCCGGATAACGCCCTCGATGTGGCCGCCGGCGCCCTGCGGCACACGCCCCTGCTGCGGGCCTTTACCGGACCTAACGCCGGGCAGGTACAGCAGGCGCTCGAAACCTACACCGGCAAATTATACGAACCGAAAACCATACCCGGACAGTACGCCTCGACCATCGGCGAGTTTGCGCCGGCGGCGCTGATCCCTGGCGGCGGCGGACTGGCGGCCCGCGCCATCAACACGGTCGTCCCCGCGATCGCCTCGGAGACGGCCGGGCAGCTTACCAAAGGAGAACCGGCAGAGCCCTACGCCCGCGCGGCTGGAGGCTTACTGGGCGGGTTTGCCGGCGCCAAGGCTATTACCCCTACGGTCCCGCCGGGCGCCGCCCACGCCGCCGCGGTAACGGAATTAACCAATGCCGGCGTGCCGCTGACGGCGGGCGTCCGCACCGGATCGCGCCCCCTGCAATGGATGGAGAGCGCCGCGGCCGACATGCCGTTCTCGGCGCCGGCCGCGCAGCGGCTCGCTGACCGCACCGCAGCCGGCTACGGTCAGGCCATTACCAACCGAATCTTTGACCGGGGCGAACTGACACGGCGCGGCATCCCGGAAGAGGCGAGCCTGCCCAACATTGATGTCGCCGCCGCCGGGCAGCAGTCATTGCGGGACGCATATGACCGCATCACGCAAAACAACGTCATGCGGGCCGACCCGCAATTGATGCGCGACCAGCAGGCGACGCTGACCGCTTACGAGCGCGGCGCATTGCCGTCGCAACGCGCGGGCGGCGCCCGCGACCTCGCCGCCATCCACGATGACATCCTCGACCACTTGATTGCCAACAACGGCGGCATGGCGGGGGACATCTATCAATTGACCCGCTCACGCCTCGGCACCCTCGGCGACACCGTCCGCGCCAGTGACCCGCACCTTGCGGCAGGGTTCAGAGATACCCAGGCGGCGCTCGACCGCGCCATGGCGCGCAGCCTCTCGCCGCAGGACGCCGCGGCGCTGGCGAACACCAATCTCCGCTATGCCCTGATGAAGCAGACTGAAAACGCAGTGGCGCGAGCGGGCGATCGATTGTCGCCGGCCGGCGTGGCCCAGGCGGTGCGGGCCGGCCGCGCCGGGCAGTACAACGCCGGCGCTGGCGCGCTCGACCCGCTGGTGAGGGCCGGCGCCACCGCGCTCAAGACGCTGCCTAACTCCGGCACCGCGGCGCGCATGGCAGCGCAGCAGCTTTTCAACCTCCCGCAACTCGTCCACGCGGCCGGCACCAGCGCCGCGGGCGGCGCCATGGGATCGTTATTCGGCCCGGCGGGCATCGCTCTCGGCATCGCAATGCCGCACATCGCCGCCCGCGCCGTGGTTTCGCAACCCGTGCAGCGGTACTTCGCCAATCAGGCCGTGCCGCAGAATATGCGGGACATCCTGGCGCAGACGATCGCGCAACAAGCGACAGCGGCGCCGGGAAGCTTCACCAACAACCGTAACGATCGCGCCGCCTACGATCGCCGCCGCGCCAGCGCGCTGCGGCAAAGCGGCCTGCAATAGGAGGCTAAAATTCCAAGAGATGGCAGCGGCGTGTACAGCACGCCCCCCGGCACCCACGGCACGCCGAACGCAACGATTCTAAGCGCCGCCTACAACGGCAACGTCGACGACGTCGCGACGGACTTGAATACGCCGCGGCCGATCGTGGCCGGCGGCACGGGAGCGACCACTCCCGCGGGCGCAGTAACGGCGCTCGGCGCCGTCGCCAAGGCCGGCGACACCATGACCGGGCACCTGACGCTGCCGGTCACCCCGGCGGCGGCGAATGCGGTGCGCAAGGACTACGTCGACGCGGCCGACGCGCTGAAAGTTGCTAAGGCTGGCGACACCATGAGCGGCTCGCTGACCATCAACAATCAGCTTGTCGTGACCGGCAGCGCCACCAGTGGTGCGGACATAACCGGCAAGGTGTGGCATCGCGGCAATAACGCGCCCGACTGGGGATCGGTATTCACCGCCCCCGGCTATGGTCTACAAATTCAAGCTGGTACCGGAAGCGGCAATATTTCTTTTTGTGTCAATAACGCGGCAAGCAACCTCACCTATTTCAGCGTCAGGGGCGACGGCGATGCGCAATTTCATAACAACGTCACCGTTGGGGTCAACGGCAATATCTACCTTGGAAATAACTACTACGGACCGTGGGCCGGACGCATCAACCTCAATCTCTCTCCGCAGAACAGCATTTACGGCATTACGTTTCGGCCGGATGTCGACACCAACTCCAACCCGTGCCTGTTCGCCAATGCCGCCGGAGGCGGCGTCGGCTCGATCACCACCACTGGGGGAGGGACGGCCTTCAACACATCGAGCGACGAGCGGCTGAAGGAAGGCTTCGAAACCTTCGATGCCGGCCGCATCGTCGATGACACCCAAGTCTGGTCTTTCCGGTGGAAAAGCAGCGGTGAACGTTCCTATGGCGTCAGCGCGCAGCAGGCGCAGCAGGTCTACCCCGAGGCGGTGACATATCTCGATGAGCAGGACTGGTACGGCATCGATTATTCCAAATACGTGCCGGTGCTGCTGCAGGAGCTAAAGACGCTACGAGCGCGGGTTGCGGCGCTGGAGGGCGGTACCGCTGCCAAGCCGTCGCGGCAATGACCGTCGCCGGGGTGAAGGAAGCGATCGAGGCGCTGCGGGGGACGCCGTTCCTGCTGGCGATCGTCATCCTCAATGCGCTCGTCATCGTCTCGATGGCGCTGACCTTGTATTACGTAGCCAACGCGATCGAGCGCCGCGACGCGCTGATCCGAACCTGCCTGGAGCGCACCACATGATCCAATTGCTTATCTATCTGGCGATCTTCGTCATCGTCGCGGCGCTGATCTATTGGATTCTGCAGCAATTCCCGCTGCCGCCGCCGATCGACAAGCTGGTGATCGTCATCTTCGTGGTAGTCTGCGTCATTGTCCTGATCAGCATCCTGCTGCAGGTCGGCGGCGGCGGGCCGCTGCAAATGCCGAGGTTGCGATGACGGTAATTTGCCTGTCGGCCGGCCACTCGGCCAAGTGCCCCGGCGCCGCCGACATCCTCGATGAATTTGCCGAAAATCGGCGGATGGTGGCTACGGTCGCCGCCAAGCTCAATGTGAGGGCGGGCGGCAAGTGCTACTCGTTCGTCGACATGACGTCACGCGACCAGAATACGAACCTGAATACCATCGTCGACTGGCACAACAGCATAGCCCGCGACCTGGATGTCTCCATCCATTTCAATTGCAGCGACCAGCATACGGCTAATCCCCTCGGCACCGAGGTGCTCTACATCACGCAAAACGACTTGGCCGGCAGATTGTCCGCAGCCATTGCCGGCGGCAGCGGTCTGATCGATCGCGGCCCGAAGCCGCGAAATGATCTGTTTTTCCTGAACAACACGGAAATGCCGGCGGTCCTGATTGAGGTCTGCTTCGTCGACAGCGAGGCCGACTGCGATCTCTACGCCGAGCATTTCGACTCCATCTGCGAAGCCATCGCCGGGATACTCTCAAACGGCCAAGGCAATGCGACAGCAGCTTTGCTGGACATCACCGGCAAAGTATCGAGCTTCGGCGGCCCGCTCGACACCGGCGTGGCGCCGGACGAGGGGCTGGCCTTCATCGATGAAATAAGCGACCAGCCGGCCCTGTTCCTGCCGGCGCAGCCAGCCGGCACCACCGGCCTCGCGCGCCGGCTCGACCCGGCGGTCGACTACGTCGCCTGCCGCTGGGACTACGAGCGCACGCCGCGGGACATGCTGCTGCGGGAAATGGCCTGGGTCGGATACCCGGGCGGACGCGGCTACCGGGCCTACCCGGCGGACTGGGGGCCGCATGTCGACACCAACCGTGTCGCCGACATTTCCCCGGGACTGATGGAACGGCTCGGGATGGTGACCGACGACACCGTGCGGGTGATCTTCCCCTGCCCCGATGAACTCACCGAGCCGCCGCCGATCGAGCGGCCAGACCGACCCGGGCGGCCGCCGCCGCCGCGCGTCTACGTCAACATCGAGACCACGGCCGGCGTCGAGGTCGGGATCAGCATCAACGGCGAGCCGGTGCTGGTCGATGATGAGGAGGATTGACATAGATGCGCAAATCACGGCTTGCTCCCGGTGCCGTGAGCAACGGTGTGTTCGTTAGTAGTGTCTGTAGTGTCTGTTGTGTTCAGCGTGCGCCCCGGCCCTGGTACCCCCCTGGCCGGGGCGTTTCGCTATTCGAGGCGAGAACAGAACAGCATCAATCCAACGACGGCCGCGCCCTGGGCGGCGGCAGCGGCGCCACCGGCATAACCACAAGCCGCGACAGCGCCCGCGCCCAGGACGAGAAGCACCGAAAACCGCAGCATTGGTATGCTTCCATGCTAAGCTGCAGGACGCGACGACGCGCCCGAGAAAGGGGTCCATCTCGGGCGCGCCTATGGCCGGCGGCATAGCGTGGGCAGCACGCGCCGCCGGTCAACTCACAGTTCTAAACCCGCGAACGGCGACGCCGTTGCAGCGCCCAAACCCCTATACAAGCCGATAAAACACCGGGCAAGCCAGCACCCAGGGCGGGGGCTGGAACCGCCGCAGCCGCAACGTCGACCCGGTAATGCTCAAAGTCGGTGATGGTGCCGCCGACGTCGACCAGCGCAAACTTGTTGATGGTTTCGCCGTTGATGGCACTCAGAGTGAAGCCGCTCTGGGCATTGAGATCGAGCAGCCCGAGGTCGAACGTGAACAGCTTGGTGCCGCCACCCGGCTCGTTCGCGGTCACGAACGCCGTCACGTCGCCAGACCCCTTCAAAGAGAACACATCGGTCAGGGTCGGGATCACCACGCCCGCGAGGCTGAACACCTGAACCTGCAGATTATTGGTACCGGCAATCTTGATGTCATTGCCATTGGCCGACGCCGTGAACAGCGGACTGCCGGACAGGTCGGTAAAGTCGACCACACCCTGGTGCGTGCCGTTGAACGAGCCGAGGGCGAGCGAGCCGATCAGGCTGTTAAAGATCACATTATCGCCGGTGCCGGAAAGATGGGTATCGAGAACGACATCGGCATAGGCCGGAGCCGAGAACAGAAGTAACGCAGATGCTAACAGTAATTTCCGCATAGCTTGTCGCCTCTCTCTTCTTGTTGTGCAGTGCCTAGTGAACCGATCCGGTTTCGGAAGTGTCGCGCACGGTATCGCCGTGGCGCGCGAGTTCCTTCAGCATCATTCCAAGCACCCTGATAACGTGTTCGTCGTCGAGGTCGCCGCTCACGACCGGGCGAACGACACTATCCAGGATGAAGTGTGCGCCCGCGAAGAATGCCCCGCGGGCCAGATCGGCTACGACCGCGTCCGTTTCCGTAGGCTTGTTACGTAACATGCTGACAACGAAGCCTGCCTCAAGCAAACGGTTTTCCGCCGTCAGTTCACGCAGGCGCGCCACCACCTCTTGCTCGGTCATCATGGCCGGACCCCTTCTCGCCGTCTCAGCGGGTGAGCAGAAAGCTCAAGAGCAACTGCACCCGCGTCTCAATCATCGACAACTCCGACATATGCCGCAGCAGCACGCCCCGGAGAAGCGGATCTAGCGCCATTTCATTGAGCCGGCGGAATATTTCATTGGATACGCGCAAGCTAGTAGCGATGGCCTCGGCGTCGGTTATTTCGTCCAGCGGCGCCGCCGCAACGTCGTCCATAGCGTCTCCTCCAGGCAGGCGTAGATCAGCACGGCGAGGGCAACCGTCTCGATTGCCGCCACCACTTCGACCAGCGAAAGCATCATGACACGGACCTTATTTCACAATTGCTGTAATAGCCAGCGATAGGGCAAATTCAGCCGCAGCAAAACCAGTTCCACATAACGCGGTAAACCAATTATGAAAGCCTACGCCATGAGTTCCGTAGCCGACATAGTGGACGCCCTCGGCGGCACCTCGATGACCGCGGGACTCCTGCATGTCAGCCCGCAGGCGGTGAGCAACTGGCGGGCCCGCAACGCATTTCCCGCCCATACCTACGTGCAACTGCACGCCCGCCTCGCGCTCCTCAACCTGACGGCGCCGGACAGGCTGTGGAAGATGCACCCGCAGCAGTGGCGGCGGCGGAAGCCGCCGGGGCAGGGTCAGTAACCTGCCGCGAGCGCAGATAGGCCTCGAAGGCCTCCTGCGACTTCATTTTAAAATGGACGCGGTTGATTTTGACGGTGTCGATCGTATCGAGCGCCCGGCACACCCGCACCACCACCGGCTCAGTTTGCCCCGATCGATGCAGCCGCGCGATCGTCTGTTCCCAGTATTCGGGCGACCATGTCGGCCCGATCCACGCCATGTCACTGCCACCGGGCTGGAGATTGAGGCCGTGGCCGCCGCTTGCCGGGTGCAGGGCCAGGAACGGCAGCCGCCGCGCGTTCCAATCCTCGATTGCCTGCCGCGAGGCCTTATCAGTGACGCCGTCACCCAGATAGGGAATATCCTCACCGAGCAGCTCGCGAATCATCTTCAGGTCTTGGATAAATTCATAGATCAGGATCGTCGGCCGGCCGCCGGCATCGGTGATGATATCCGACAGCCAGTCGCGCTTGGCGTCGTGCAACCGCAGCGCGTCGGGGGCGGCGTCGTAGACGAAGCCGTTCGCCATCTGCGCCAGCTTGCCGACCGCGACCGCGGCATTCGCCGCCGTAATGATCCGGTCGGCGCCGAGTTGGATGCCGAGCCGGGTTTCCATCTCGTTGTAGAGCTCGCGGGCGCGGGGAGGCAGCGTCACGTTGTCGAAGATGATATTCAGCGCCGGGAAGTACGGCATCTCGCCCTCGGCAAGCGTCACCGTCAGCGGCGCGATGTCGGCATTGAGCTTATCCAGCGAATGCTCAAACGGCGCCCAGGAGCGGCCGTTGTAATCGGTCGGATAGAAGTACTGCTTCTGCCACGCATAGAAGGACTTGCCCCAAAGCTTCGAGCGCGTGATCACCTTCGCCGGCATGAACATGTCCTCGGCGGAGGACGGCCGCAGCGTCCCCGTCAGCCCCCAGATCACCTTCCAGCGTTGCGCTTGCCGGCACAGCGCCTGGACGCGCTTGCCGGTCGGATTGCGCAGCCGGGATATCTCGTCAAATACCAAGAGGTCGAACAACGCATGATCGTCTGGCATGCCGGCAAGCTGCTCCAGCAGCCATTGTATTAGATCAATACCGATGATTGTGAGGTCGCGCTCGGGCGCAGCCTTAAGCAACTTAAGCCGCTTGGCGACGCTGCCGTCGAGGACGGCGTAGCGCAAACCGGAAAGATGCGCCCATTCCGCTATCTCTTCCGGCCACACATGCGTCGCCACGCGCTTGGGCGCAACCACCAACGCATGCCGCACGACGCCGTCGCGCAGCAGCTCGAAGATGGCCGTCAGCGCCGCCGCGGTCTTGCCGCTGCCGGGACGCGCGACGCAGAGCGCCTCATCCCGGCAGTACAGATGCGTCGCAATGCGCTGCTGATAGGGCCTCAAGTCCTTGGACTGTCTCATAGGCAGATTTGTCCTTCGTGTAATATGCGGCGACTGTTTCTTCGCTGGCTAATGGCAAACCATGCGACCAGGGAAAGCCGCCGCACATGAACTTGCGTAATTCATTACGTATCCAGAGCGCGTCGCGCTCGGACGCCTCGATAAGTATCTCGTCATGAGTATGCAAACGCACGTCGTAGCCGGCCTTGACCAGCCGCACCAGCGTGCCGCGCAGGAAGTCCGCGGCGGTAGCCTGCACAATGTTTTCGACGAACATCCCGCGCCATAATTTGATACGGCCGTAACCGCGCGCGCAGCGCAGATGCGTGGAATAGCCGACGACGCGATCCTCGTCATCGAGGTCGGGAACGTTCTCATATTTAATCTGACGATAGGTCAGCGCCCGCCCGGACGGCAGCGTGCAGATCAGCGAACCGCCGAAGTAACGCGGCAGGTAACAATAGGTCACGCGACCGGCCGGGCGCTCCATGCCGGGATTGCGCATCGCCGCAATCACCGCACCATAGACCTCGTCCCAGAACGCGACGCACCATTGATTGTTCTCGCGCCAGCGCGCCACGATCGGGGCCGCCTCCTCGATCGACAGATGCATGTTGTAGGCCGTCGCCATGCTGCGCAGCGCATTAGCACCACCACCAAAACCAAGCGCCAGCTCGGCGACCTTGCCGCGCTGCCGGATCGGCGGCGTTACTTCGGAAATATCGATACCGGACAGGGCCGCGGCGGCGCGGGTGTAGAGGTCGGGCTTGCTTGGATCGGCATCGACCTCGCGGAAGACATTCAGCCGCGTCTCGTCTCCGGCCAGCCAAGGCAATATGCGCGCCTCGATCTGCGACCAATCCGACCAGACGAAAAGATTGCCCAGCGCGGGGACGAATGCGGGACGAATCAACAAAGAAAGCTTGCGCGACACCGGGGCGCCGTCGCCGAGGGCGGCCATCGTCGAATAGTCCGCCCCCGCCAGCAGCGCCTCGATAGCCTGATGCTCATACGGCAGCGTGTCGCGGGCCAGATTATGCACCTGCGCGCCACGACTAGAGGCGCGGCCAGTCTGACCGGCGCCGCCGAACACGTACTGGCCGAACAACACATCGTCGATCACCTGCTGCTCGATGCGAAGAAACTTCTGCGGTGTTTTCGAGCCGCCGTATAGCCGGATTTCAAGCAGCCGCAGCGCATCCCTGAGCGCCGGCGCGGACCCGCCCTCGCCGCCGGCGAGGGCGGCCGTCACATCCACGATCAACTGCCGGACCTGCTTACGGGTCAGGTGATGCTTGGCCGGGCGTGTGACGTTGCCGTCGTCGTCGACCTCTTCCGGCCGCTTGATCAGCGTATCGCTGACGATATCCGCCGGCAGCACGCGCAGCAGCCACTGCACCATGTTGGCGACCTCGTCGACCGAGGCGACGGCGCCGAGCGTGATCTTGTAGAGCTCTTCCGCGCTGCGGGCCCGGTCCTCGCGCGCTAACGCCGCCGCCTGCCGCACCATCGCAAGATCGACCCTGGCGCCGCGCTCGTTGATGTGATCCATCGCGAAATACTCTTCCCATTCCCGCGCCGGCAATTGCAGCGTGCGGCGGAACAGGTCGCGCAGCGCCGCAACATCGGCGCAGGCGTAATTAAGAAAGTTTTGCCACTCCTGCTGATGCCGCCAGGGATCGCCACCGCAACCAGGGAGGCAGAACAGCTTTATCAGGTCGCGGCCGCTGGTCAGCTTAACTGCACCGTGCGCGAGGCGAGAGGCCTGGGCAAGGTCAGGAGGCAGCCCCGCCGCGGTCGCCTGCGCCATCACATCGATGATGTGCGCGGGCCGCATCTCGGGAAAATCTAGCGTGCTGTAGTTCCAGACCGCGCGATCGAAGCCGGCGTTCCAGGCCGCCCATATCGCCTCGCCGGCCATCACGCGATCATGGTGCCGTTTCACCGCATCCGGCGCCCTGGCCCAGGTCAGCGGCCCGCTCTTGAAATCGTAGACCGCGGGCTCAGCATCCGGGCCGATGGCGTAGGAGAGCACGATAGCCTCGGCCTCGGTAGCGTAGCGATAGGCGCCCACTTGACGCAGGTCCAGCGTGGGTGAGCGCGTCTCGAAGTCTAGATAGCCTACCTGGGCGGGCTCGAACGCCGGCTGATAAGCCATCTGGACCGCCCCATCTTTTTCTATTCGGTCTTACCGCGTCACCGGCCGGCGGCGCTGGCCGGTGTGCAGCGGCACGGCGGCGGCCGCCGCAACCGCCGCCTTGGCGGCAATTTCCTGCATCGCCTTCGCGGCAATCTCCTCCACCGGCTTAGCCGCGGCCGGCGCAGCCGGCTGTGCGATCTCGGCCCGGCGGCGCCGCACGACGGCAGCAACCTCGGCGGCTGGGTCTGGCGCGGCCGGCGGCGCGGCGATCTCGGGGGCGCCCTCCAGCCGGCCATGCATGTCGGCCCAGGCCACAACAACCAATAGCGGCTCGACCACCTGTCCCCACTTGGAGTGGGGGTAACTGTCACTACGCAATTCCAACACCGGACAGGGGTGGTGTGGGTCGCGCGCAAGCTGCTTGTAAATCTCGTCCATCAGCTTCAGAGAAGCTTTGATGCCGCCGTAGCTCGATGCCTTGTACATCACTTCGGTGCCGGCATCCTCGCCGTCGAGGCACTTCAACTCCATGTTCCTTTGCTCTTTAAATTCGGTGCCGTCGATCGGCGCCGGCTTGGGCGGGCGCGGCACGTTCACCGGCGCCATGACCTCGCCGGCGAGTTTGTTCTTGTTGCCGTCGTCAACCCAGCAGGTCCAGCCGTGCTCCAAAGACATCACGTTGACAATCCAACGCGACCCCTCCTGCACCTCGATGTTTTCCTGGCCGAACACCCATTCCTTACTCTTCATTAACCTCAGCAGCGGCTTGCCGCTGTAGCCGGTGGTCGAGCCGGCGCGCGAGTCGGCAATGCCGTTCATCAGCGACTTGACGAAATCGCTCGGCAGTACGTCGGGTAAGTTGGTGGTCATGTCAGTGTCTCCGGTTTGTGAGTTGTGATCAGCCTGTTCAGCGCCGCGCTGAACTGCTCGGCCGACACCTGCGGCGTAACCGCCGGCGCCGGGTCGTCCTCGCGCGCGATCGTCGTCTCGGTCGACGGCGGCACCACGCGCAAATTGTCTGGAATTTTCGTGCCGAGCCTACGGGCGATCGCCTCGGCGCTGGCGAAGGTGAGCAGTTTCGCCTGCCATATTTCATCCGGCTTAAAGCCGAGGGTATAGAGCGCCTTCGAGACGACAAGGTCGTCGACCCACTGCCGTTGCTTTACTTTCGGCTTTAACTTCCATCCGGGCACGATGCCGCCGGCCGTGAGATAAGCATGCAGCTGCGCGTCAATCTCCGCTTTGTATAGATAGGCTTGGTCCGCAAGTGTCTTGGCGGCCGATAAGAACACGCCATAATCAGTGGGCTCATCGGCTCCGGGCGTGCCCGGGGCCGGCTGCGCGGGAATACGAGGGCCGAGCGCCGTAAAATCGAGCAGCGGCCCGGTCCATAGCGGGCAGGTTACTTTGCAAGGTGCGAAGCGGCAGTGCTCGCCGCGCGAGCGCGGCGCATCCGGCCGCAGCGCCAACTTAACCGCTGCCTCAACGTCCTCCTGGAATTGCGTTAGCTCGTCACGGTCGACCGTAACATCTGTCAGCGGCTCGGCGCCGGCCGGCTGGACGATCGCCAGCACCAAATCACGATGCTTGCCGTAGTATTTCGGAAAACTCGCAAACGCCGCGGCGGCGTAGAACAGCAATTGCGGATTGACCAGTTCACCGGCTTCGTCCTTCGTTACCGCCCGCACGCCGATGCCGGCACCGAATTTCCAGTCGACGTGCAAAACCTTATTTGAATTTTGTAAGATTACATCGACGGTGCCGTAGCCGCCAGCGACACCAGGGAATGTTACTTTCTGCTCGACGCCAACGACACGATAATCTTCGACCGGGAATGGGGCGCTATGCTTTTGCTCCAGCCGCTCCAGCGCGGTCAGCGCCGGAATAATCCTCGTGTCGCAATCCTCCTGCGATAAGTCACGGTCATGGAAATGCTTGCCGACCAGCGTGTGGGCGAACCGCCGCAGATCGCCGTGGGTCATATGCGGCGCGGACTTGGCGCGCCGCATGACCAGCGCCATGACTTCATGCAGGGCGGTGCCCTGCTCGGCATATTCGGAGGTGATTTCGGCGGCGGGCGGCAGCGCCGCAATGGCGCGATGCGAGCCGGGGCAATTAAGCATACGGCCGGCCGTTGAGCCGCCAATAATTACACTGTGGACAGACACTTTCCTGCTCCTCTTCCCTAGCCATCTTCAACTTCACTTATCTGACGACAGGCTACACGGGGCGTTTCATGCCAGTCAAGCGCAATCCACGCGAATGCACGATTGAGGAAGAACTCGTGCGCCGCGTGGCGGCGGCCGGCGGCATCGCGCTGAAAGTCGTCACGCCGGGGCGGCGTGGATTTGTCGATCGTCTGGTGCTGATGCCGGGCGGCAAAGCGATCATGGCCGAGTGCAAGCGCCCGCGCGGCGGCCGGCTGTCGCTGCACCAGATCGTGTATCACCGGCGGATCGAGGCGCTAGGGGTGGTACTGGCGCTGATAAAAAATTCAGAAGATATTGACGCCCTGCTCGGCCGGAGAACTGGCGAGTAGTGGGGGTCGCAGCGGGGCTGAAACCGCCACGACCCCGATCTGAACCCCTTCAAGCACAAGGAGATCAGACCATGTCTGATTACGATATAGGAACTGTGGGCACGCACGATTGCGTGGAAAAAAGATTTTGCATTGCCTGCCCGAACTGCGAAAGCTGCGAACTGTGGTACGACGGAATATTGGTAAGTGGCTCAGGTTTCGTTTGTCTAAAGTTCACCTGTGATGACTGTAATAAGAAAATAACCTTAGAGATAAACAGGACCGAAGACCATTCTATATATTACTTGGAACCTAAGCACCCCGACGATATACAAGAGGAGGGGTGATCATGACCTTACCACCCAAACCAATTCACAGCCGCCGGCAAGTATGGCTGGCCATCAAGAATAACGGCTACGACGTCATTCCGCTCAAGAGCGGCAAGGACAGTCCGTTCCGACACTGGCCGAGCATCCCGAACGAACCGGCGGACATCGCGACATGGAACGGCCGGGCCGCGGCCATCCGCACCTACGGCACCGAACTATTCATCATTGATAACGACACCACGGCGCCGGCCGCGCGCGCGGCAGTGATGGCAGTGATCGGGGAGAAGTATCCGGCCTTCCTCGACCAGTGCCTTCACCGTCATTCCGGCGCGGTCAAGATCGCATTGATCGGCCGCACCACCCGCACGTCACACCGTCTGCTGCGCACCCGCAGTTGGTATCCGTCACAAGCCGACTTGCCGGCCGAGGGCGACGACGAGGAAACACTCGCGCGCAAGAAGGCGGTCAAGAACATGACCGAGTTCTTCACCGGCAATCTGCGCAAGTACCTCGGCGTCTGGGGCATGCACAGCCCGGGCCGGGAGTACGGCTACGACGGCGATCGCACCATCCTCAATACCCGGCTCGACGCCCTGCCGATCTTCCCCGCCGAGGACATCGAGGCGCTGCGCGACGCCCTGGACGAGGCCTACGAGCACCTCGGCTTCTTCCCGGCCTCGCTGGTGCGCCCCGACAGTATCAAAGAGCGCGTGCTCTACGATCTGGAGCCGGAGCAGGTGTTCGAGCTATCGGACGGCGTCACCAAACTGACGCTGGCGCAACTGGACGAGGAACTGCGCAAGGGTCGCAATATCCGGGAAGAAGGCTACGCCCGGATATGGGATAAGACCTCGGGCTCGCCCGATCGCGTTAAAGTCAACCTAAGTCGAGAGGGGCTGTCGCTCTGGGACACCCGCACCGAGGTCCGGCATCGGTTTCGGGACGAGGTGCTGCGCCGGGGCGGCTTTGATGAAGCCAAGATAGCGGCGCGGCTGACCGAACTCGGAGTGATGCCGCCGCCGGAAACAGGACAACAAGTCCCGCCGGCTTCCTGTCCTCCGGATCAAAACGAGGACAAAAACGCCCATAATGGGCGGGACGACCAAAGCAGGAACGAGGAACCCGAACCGGACGGAGCGACCGGGGCGCCGCCTCGACCGACGCGCGACGACCCGATCAGGAAGTTCGTGCAGTGGCTGATTGCGACGCACGCCTACTGCGCACCGACCGGGACGGTGGTCGAGCTATACGAGCCAAGTGACGCCTGTCACATCACCATGGAGGCCTTCACGCAGGCGTACATGGACTGGAGCGTGCTCAATCACCCGCTCAAGGGCATCCCCAAGCTGCAATACGCGACCAAGATGTGGAGCCACCAGCCCGAGCGGCACCGGATCAGGGGCGTACGGATGCACCCGGGCGCCGCATTTCCGCTGTTCTGCGAGGAAGGGCACACCTACAAAAACACCTACCGGCCGCCGCGGCATAGCGGTGACGGCGACTTGGCGGTGTGGTGGGCGTTCATCACGCATCTGCTCCCGGACCCGATCGAGCGGGAGTGGTTCCTTGATTGGCTGGCGCACAAATTCCAGCACCCGGAAATCCCGAGCGTCGCCGTGATCATGGTCGCGGTCGACGAGGAAGGCCGGCCGGTCTACGGCGCCGGCCGCGGCATGCTGAAAGATATTCTCTCGAGGTTGTTCGGCTGGTCCTATGTCAGGCCGATTGACTTCGATGTGTTTAACGGACGATCGGCGCAGGGCGTCTACACCGACTGGGCCGCCTACGCATTGATCGTGTTCGTCTCGGAGAGCCGCGACAATGCCGAGGCCGGGCGCTGGACCGAGCGGCGGGCGGTCTACGAGCGCATCAAGGAAGTGGTCGACCCGAGGCCGGTGCTGCGCACTTTCACCAGTAAGGGCCGGCCGGCATTCCAGGGCGTGGCCTACGCCTCCTACCTGATTGCCTCCAACAACGGCGACGCGCTCCAGATACCGGCCGGCGATCGCCGGATATCCGCGCTGCGCAACGGCCCCTCCATGACCGAGAGCATGGCGCAGGCGCTGGATGCCTGGATGAACGCGCCGGGGAATATCGCCGCCCTGGCGCGCATGCTGGCCGGGCGCGACCTCTCGAAATTCGATGCTTACTCGCCGCTGCACACCGCCACCAAGGCGACCATGCAGGAGCTTGCGCTCAGCGAGATGGACGAGTGGTTCATCGAAGTCCGCAAGCGGCTCGGACCCGACGCGCTGTTTACCAGCGAGCATCTGTTGGCGGCCGCCAAGCGCGACATCGGCCCGGAAACCGGTGTCATCGGCTTTCAAATCACCATCAAGCGCCGGCTGCGCGCCGAGGCCATGCAGGCGCCCTCGCACTTCGCAAACCTGCGCACCGCCCGCAGCACGGTCGAGCGCGAGCACAAAATCCTGTGCTGGCGCGGATACCAGGGGCCGGTGGTCGGCAACAGCGTCGCGGCGCGGGAACTCGTGAACCTGAGCCGTGCAATTTTGCTGGAGGATAAGGAGGCCGGCGACACCGCCGCGCTGATGGCGCGGCTGGGTATTCACAGCGTGGATCAGTGAAATGCGTACGGAAGCCAAGGCGCGGCAGAGTCGATACGCGGCGGCGGTACGGCTGAAAACCCCTTGCGGGTCAAGGGGTTAGCTTTTTCGGCGTATAGCGTACTGACTTTTTATATAGAGAGGGTATTCTCTTATATTGGTATGAGAACACCTATGGCGCGCCATGGCCGCCGCCGCCGCCGGCGCCGCTGCCGCGGCCGGCGAACTGAAAACACCGGTACGCCGGACAACGTACGGCGCCAGCCGCGCGCTGGCGGCATAGCTCAACCGAGGAGGGACGACATGCCTGAGAAAACGATGACGCGGCCGAACATGGGCGAGCTTGAGCAACTCGCCGAGCGGATACTCGTGGGGCTGGCCGCCGCCGGCGATGCCGGCGGCGACAACGCCACGCCCGACAGCTTGGCCGCCACCGCATTCCTGGATGCGCTGGCTTTTCTGCGGGTGCGAGCCTTGGTGCGCGGGTGCGGCTACGAGGATTGGGAAGAGATGCTTTATCGTTTTCGCAACGATGCACTGCTGCAGACGGCATGAAACATCACCTCGTCACGCTCGCCTGCACGGCAGCCGCTGTGGCGGCTGCCCTCGCCGCCGGGTTGCTGCTCGGGCCGTCGCCCGCGGAGCAGCCGGCTGCGCCGCCGCCTACGGCGGCAACCGAGGCCAAGGCCGATCGGCTGCCGCTCGTGCGACGCTATCCCGAGGCGCCGCGGTCCGTTCTGCCGCCGACGTTGCCCGTGGACGCGGTTTCGTTGCCGACGGCTCCCCGGGCAGCCGAACTGCCCGGGGCGCGCCCCGGGGCAATTCTGGAGGCAGCGGCGGCGGCGCCGGCTCGACACGAGCACACAGTCTGTGACAGGTATGGCATGCATAAGGTCTGGTATGGCCGGCGCTGGCGTTGCCGGCGCTGAAACGACAAATGCCGACAAGTGGCGACATCGGGAGGGTATTATATGGCAGGTAATGGAAACGGCAGCGGCGAGCTACCCGACGCGCGGCGGGCCGCGGTGATGCACGGCCTGGAGCAGTATCACGCCATGGCGGCCGATCGTGACGCGCTGGTCGACGAGATCGGCAAGCTCAAGGTCGAGCTGGCCGCGATGCGGGTTGTGGCCGACGCCCACGACAGCCTGCAAACCCAGGCGGACAGCCGCGTCGCCTCGGCCTATGCCGAGCGTGATCAGGCGGTGCGGGAGCGGGCTCGCTACGAGGCCCTGCACATGGCGATCCTGGCCATGTGCCGAGAGTTCGGTGTGCCTGAGCCTGCGGCTACGCCGCAGGCTTCGCCTTCTGCCGAGGCCGTACCTTGAGGCGCCAGAGCAGTTCGTCGGCGCCGTAGACGCCGGGAGCGCAGCAGGCCTCGCAGAGGCCACGCTGCATATCTGGCTCGCAGCCGTTCTGCTCGTGGCCGCAGGCGATGCAGAAGCCCGGATCGTCGAGCGAGTACATTCGTCGCGTAACTGCGTCGACGATGCGCTCGGCGGTGACGCTGTGGTGCCGGCGCAGCGGCAGGGCTTGGACTTTTCTCATGGTCATGCCTCCCCGTGCCACTGGTCGGCATCCCATTGGTGTCCGCAGGCGAGGCAGAGGAAGTTGTCGTTGTCGGCGTCTATGTCCTCCTTCCCCCCGCACTCCGGGCAGAGCCTGCCGATCGAGTAGCGCGAGAGCTTGTCCAGTCGGTCAAGCTCTTCCTGGTCATTGTCGATCAAGGCCCGCAGCGCGAGGGCGTCCCAGTTCGGGCGGTAGGTCACGTGTTTTCTCCCTGAATTTTCCGGGCGCCATGCCCCTTGATGTAGCGATGCGTCGGCGGGTCTTGCGTCGGCACCACGCGGGTTTCCGTCACGGCGGTCCAACGCATCATCAGGTTATTCGCGTAGGATGCGGCTTCCTCGGCGGTGGCAAAGCGCAGGCCGTTGCCGCAGAACTTGCCACCGCGGTCGGCGATTACTTCGGTGGCGAATGATGTAGCGGTCATTATGTTCAGACCTCTTCTGCGTGATTGACAACGGTGCGCCAGCCTGGGTTGTTCAGCAGCGCGAGGGCTACAGCGGCCTCGGGGGTCGCTGCTTCGACAGGCTCGTTTACTGCGCGGCCGCGGCCGGATACGCGGATCAGAACAACGTTCCAGCATTTCATCGTGGTCATTTCGGTATCTCCTGTTTTATCGGGGACGCGCTGATCATTTCGGGTCGCGGTCATGGCTGATGCCAGCCGTGGACGAAACGTTCGCTGGCTTCGTCCGAGGCCAGTTCGTGGAAAGTGCGGCGGAAGTCCTTAAGCTCGGCCTGGGCCTCTTCCTCAGTTTCCATCATCGGCCAGTCCAGGCGCCGGCCGCGGTCGAGCACGACCCAACCCATGGGTTTGGTGAAGCCGGCCTCGCGGTCGTAATTTTCGGGGCTGCGGTAGTCGATCGTCAGGCGGGGCTTGCTCATCGGTTTGCCTCCGCGCGGCGCGCCAATTCCGCAAGGACCATGTCGCCACTCTTGGCAAAACGGATCTTCACTATGCCTTTGCTGGGGCCGCTTTTGATGCGGTGGCAAGCCTGCGTTCCAATCTGCTCGAAAT